ACGGTACTTTGTATTAATTGCTAACTTTAATAAGTTCTTAGTTCTTTGTGCTTTAGGGTTTTTAATAGTTGTAGACTCATCGACCGCGATTAATGCGTTATGAGCCAATATAAACTTCTCAACAAAAGCTACGCCTTTTTTCGTACTAAAAGCTTCTACATTAATAACTAATATTTTTAACTCAGGAGATACTTCGAACAGTTTTGTTAGTTCTACTTTTTGTTTTCTAGTTGGTGCGGGATTCCAGACGCCTACGTGCCGTTCTACATGGTCAGGCATATGAAAAGGTATCTCTTTCCCAGACCAGTTTCGATAGACTCCTTTAGGAGCTATAATAATAGCCGCGTTAATACCACCCTTGTCATAAAGGATAGCTATATTATCTATGAGTACTTTAGATTTACCCGTACCCATTTCCATAAAATAAGCATATTCTTTCTTATTCCATGATCTTTTTAACGCCTCAAGCTGATGCTCATAAGGCTCTGTTTTAAACTTATATTTCATATTACTTTCTAATTTCTAGTTCCCATTATATATTACAATTTAATTATAAAAAACACCAAAGTATTTAGTTTTCTCATGCCCTCTAATAGAATTAGTAGTTTCTAATAGAATTAATGTTACAATCTAATAGACTGTAACACTCTTAAACATTGTGTTTGTTTAAAAATCTATTAGATTATTACCGATATTAGTAGTTTTCGAAAAGTTTTTCCGATAAACTTTTTAATTCTGAAAACTACTATATAACTAATAGCTTTACTTTGTCGTAATTGCTAGATATTATTTAAGTTCTAGAAATAAGAAAGGAGAAAAAAGTGACAGTATATGTTGTACAGGAAGTTCCAGGACGAAACATTGCCTCTGCTAGAAGCTATGGTGATTTCGAAGTTCTGTTACCTTCTAATACACAAATTATGTTAAGTGCTGCTCCCTCTGTTCGTAGGATGAAAAAGATTCTACAGGACTTCAAAGAAGGAGATTACTTATTATTAATTGGCGATCCTGCCGCCATTGGCGTAGCGTGTTCTATCGCTGCATTTTATAACCGAGGTAGATATAGTATATTAAAGTGGGATAGGCAGGAAGGATTATATTATCCTGTTGATATCGATCTACATCAGAAAGGAGAAATAGATGAATAAACCAACTTTTGAGGACTTAGTCGGTACCGAATCCGTTGAAGAATGGACGAATGACGTATCTGACGGAGAACTTAATATTGTTTCTTCCTTAGCAAATAAACAACTTCAGTTAGCAAGACAAGTGTCTACGTTAGAAGAAGATTTAAAAGCTAAGAAAGAAGAACTTCGTTTGACTTCGGAGCAAGAACTACCTGACGCGATGCAATCCGCAGGTCTTAATCAAATAGTACTCAGTACTGGAGAGAAAATCTCTATTAATGAGTTCTATAACGCTCATATATCGAAGGCAAACCAAGAAGTAGCATATCAGTGGTTAGTAGAAAACGGTCACGAGGGGCTTATAAAGAACGAGGTTCTTTTAAAGTTCGGACGTGAGGAGAGTACAGTCGTAAACGAAACTGTTTCGGCTCTGCAATCTAGAGGTCTATCACCAGAAGTGCGACAGAGTGTTCATCCGAGTACATTAAAAGCTTTTGTAAAAGAGCAGTTTACTTCGGGTAACGATATACCAACCGAACCATTTGGTATCTATATAGGTACTAAAGCAACCATTAAAAAGGATTAATTATGGCAGAGAATAAAAATGAAGTAGCTGAAACTAAAGCTACAGCGATAAGTACGTTCGATGATAATTTATTATCGGGCGGTACAGGACTAGAAGAAACTACAACTGAGGATTTTGCAATCCCCTTTATAAGAGTTCTTCAACCTATGTCACCACAACTACAAAAACAACATGGTAGTTATGTACAAGGTGCGAGTGCAGGGGATCTGTACAACACCGTTACAGGTGAAGCCCACGACGGAGAAAAAGGAATATTAATTGTTCCGTGTGCTTATAATAAAAAGTACATTGAATGGATCCCTAGAGAGAAGGGTGGTGGTTTAGTAAACGCTAACCATGACATTTCTATCTTATCTAAATGTACTAAAGATCCTGAAACTAGACGGTCATATACACCAGACGGTAACGAGATTGTAGAAACTGCACAGTTTTTCGTTTTAGTATTAGACGGTAATGCTCCACAACAAGCGGTAGTAACTTTTACTTCTACACAATTAGGTGTAGCTAGAAAATGGTTAACCATGTTAAGAATGGCTAGAGTAGAAAATAGCAAAGGTGATTCGGTAGAAGCACCAATGTTTGCTTATACTTATAGACTTACTACAACTACTCAGTCTAATGATAAAGGTAGTTGGAATGGATATTCTGTTAATCAAGAAGGTGCTACAGAGATGCCTGTTGCAATGATGGCTAAAGACTTTATGTCTGCGGCTAGATCAGGAGACGTTCAAGTTAAAGAGGAACATCAAAGAGAGGACGTAAAAGATACTACGTTTGACGACGCAATCTAACAAGGAGGGGTTTTATGTCGTTAGCAGAGAAATTTGCTACACGCTATGCTGGATTGCGGAAAGCTTACGGTACGTTTACCGCAAGTGATGAAACTCGAGAGGATGGCAAAGCAAGTGGAAAAAACATCACCATATCTAAGGAGTTATCTGATAAAGATCTTCTGAAGCTGTGGGATGACCACTTGTCAGGTCGTCAAAGCGTAGGGATTGTAGCTATAGATGAAAACAATAGCTGTGTATGGGGAGCGATCGATGTTGATGAGTATCAACTAGATTTAAAAGACCTTTCAAAGAAACTAGCTAAACAAGAATTACCTCTAATACTTTGTCGAAGTAAAAGCGGAGGAGCACACATTTATATCTTCCTACAAGAACCTGTTGCGGCTTCGATGCTACAACGAAAGCTTAGACAATTAGCCGCGGCAATCGGCTACGGTCAAGCAGAGATATTTCCTAAACAAACACAACTGTTATTAGAACGTGGTGATAGAGGTAGCACGTTAAATATGCCTTACTTCGGAGGAGAGAACTCAACACGTTATGCTTACGGTAGAGACGGTGGAGCGTTAACTCCAGAAGAATTCCTTAACTTCGCATCTGAATTATCTTTAACTGCAAACCAGTTAGAAAAATTAGAAGCTAGTCCATTAAACGAAGCTATTGATTGGTTAGATCAATCACCCCCATGTATACAACATTTAATCGTACAGGGGTTTCCTAAAGGTACACGTAATTCAGGATTGTTTAACGTAGGAGTATTCCTTAGAAAGAAATTTCCTGACGATTGGGAAAAGAGATTAGAAGATGTAAATATAAAATATATGCAACCACCGTTAGGAGCACAAGAAGTTTTAACTATTGGTAAACAAGTACAACGTAAAGATTACTTTTATAAATGTAATGATCAGCCAATAGCTAGTCATTGTAATAGTCCGCTATGTCGAACACGTAAATATGGGATTGGTGCTAACGGTGGTACACCGTTATTTAGTAATTTAACTAAACAAGATAGTGAACCACCGATTTGGTTCTTGGATGTAGAAGGTGGCAGGTTAGAATTAGAGACAGATGACCTATTAAATCAAAATAGATTTCAAAGAAAATGCATGGACGCTCTAAACAAGATACCTCAGAAGGTTAAGGAAAACGTCTGGAGACAGATTATCCAGCAGCTCCTCGATGCGTTAACTGTGGTCGAAGTTCCGAAAGAAAGTTCCACAGAAGGGCACTTTTTAGAACTATTGGAGAATTTTTGTACAGAACGACCTGCGAGGGAACGTGATGAGCTTTTATTACATAAACCATGGACAGATAATGGTAAAACCTATTTCCGACTTGGTGATTTAATGGAATATCTACATAGACATAACTTTAAAGACTATCAAAGAAACAACTTAACATCTAAACTAAAACAACTACACGGAGAACCACACTTTTTTAATATTAAAGGACGAGGAGTAAACGTTTGGTATATAGAAGAATTTAAAGCTCAAGACGAATCACATGATCTTCCTGACTTTAACGATAACTTATTATGATTAAACATATTAAACATATATTTTCAGAGTTCGAACACGGGATAGATAAATGGGATAAACCTCGTGAACGTATGTTTGAAGGTACGATGGTTAAAGGTCGACCGACTCGTGGGTTTGGTGACTCAACTTTTAATTATGCAGGGAAGTTATACGAGCCTGAACCATGGACTAATAAAATGCAGTTAATCAAAGTTGCGGCAGAAGATGTAGCTTCTAGAGTTTTTAATAAAGAAATAAAATTTACTTTTTGTTTATGTGGTTTTTATCCTGATGATAAAGGTATACCACACCACAGTGATACTGTACCCGCTCTTGATGATATAGTCGTTTCTTTAAGTTTTGGTGCTCCTCGTGTTTTTGCTTGGAGAACTTATCAAAATAATATAAAACAACACACCAATACTAGTGATGTAGATTTAAAAGAAAATTTCATAAAAGATGAAAAGTTATATCTTCTTGATCACGGTGATGTAATTATGTTCGATGGATATTCACAGATGAAAGCTACTCACGCTGTTCCTGATTTAGTAGGAGCAGAAGAAAGAGTCAACTTAACGTTTAGGAGTGGGCTATGAATTGTTGGCACTGTAAAACTCCCTTAATATGGGGTGGCGACCATGACTTAGAAGACGATGAGGAATACGACATAGTGACTAATCTAAGTTGTCCAGGATGTAACTCTCATATCGATGTGTATCACAGCTTTGAAAATTTAAAAGATGACCTTACCTAGCCACACGCAAGTGATCCTTGGACCTCCAGGAACAGGGAAAACTAGTACACTTCTTGGCTTAATCGAAGACGAACTAGAAAGCGGTACTGAACCAGAGAACATCGGCTTCTTCACGTTTACTAAAAAAGCAGTTAACGAAGGCAAAGAAAGAGCAATGAACCGTTTCAAGGTATCTAATAAACAACTGCCTTTTTTCCGTACTCTACATTCATTAGCTTTTAGACAACTAGGACTTACTAGAGAAAGCGTAGTAAGTAATTCAGATATATACGATCTAAATGAAAAACTTAATTTAAAACTAACAGGAAGAACTACCTCAGACGACGGTCATTTATTCGGTATGACCCACGATGACCGTTTAGCGTTTATAGAAAACCTTGCTAGGATGCGAGACGTACCTTTAAAAGAACAATGGCACGAAGTAGAAGATGCAGTAGGTTGGTTTGAATTAGAACGATTTGCTCGAGGATTAAAACTATTTAAAGAAGATCGATTGCTCGTTGACTACACCGATATGTTACAAAACTTTCTAATCGACGGTGATGTTCCAGAGTTAGACGTTATGTTTGTAGATGAAGCACAGGACTTATCTCCTTTGCAGTGGGCGGTGGTTCGTAAGTTAGCAGAAAAAGCCAAAAAGATTTACGTAGCAGGAGACGATGATCAAGCGATCTATCGTTGGGCGGGAGCTGATGTAGAGTATTTGATTAATAATTCTAAAAATGCTATGGTATTAAAACAGTCTTATAGAGTTCCGTCAGCGGTACATAAGATAGCTAGTCAATGTATAGGTCAGGTGGGTTCTAGAATCTATAAAGAATGGAAACCTAGAACAGATGAAGGGATGGTACGATGGGAACCCACGATCGAATTAGTAAACATGGACAAAGGTGAGTGGCTTGTTTTAGCTAGAACAAATTACCTATTAGAAGATGTTGATGAGTATTGTAGAAACGAAGGATGGTTTTTTGAAGTAAAAGGTAGACCCTCTATATCAGAAGCAAAAGTAAGAGCCGTAGTTTATTGGGAAAGATTATTAAAAGGACAAACAGTTACATTAGCTGAGTGTGCTAACATTTTAAAATATATTAAAGTTCAAACACCTAAGAAACTCGATCTACTCGATAGTGATTTAATATTACAGTATGAAGATCTCAAAAGTCATTTCCCAGACTTGCCTGAAGGTCGTTGGTACGATGTTTTTACTCTATTAAGTCCTAAAGAGATCAGTTATATAAGAGCCATGCTTAGACGAGGAGAAAAAATTACTAAGCAACCACGTATACGGTTATCTACAATTCATGCGGCTAAAGGTGGAGAAGCTACTAATGTTGTATTACTTACGGATATAACGACAAGAGTTTATAAAAACTACCAACAAAATCCTGATGAGGAAAATAGAGTATTCTATGTAGGTATTACAAGAACAAAAGAAAACCTGTATTTAATAGAGCCTAAAACAACACGCTGCTATCAAATATGAAAGTGCTTTACTTTGCACATAAAAGTAAAGTATAAAGGTACTTAGATTTATGTTTAAAGAAAGGAGAAAATTATGAACATATTTTATTTTAACGAAGATCCTGTGATTGCGGCTAAGTCGCAACCAGATAAAATGCTAGTGAAGATGCCATTAGAAACCGCACAGATGCTCTGTACAGCCCACCGTCTATTAGACGGAGACGAATATGCAGATAGCGTAGGTTTATATAAGAAAGCTTATATGAACCACCCTTGTACGATCTGGGCTAGAGAATGCAGTGGTAACTATTATTGGCTTTATAAACATTTTATAGCGTTAGGTAATGAGTATACATACCGTTACCAACGGACTCACGCAAGTCTAGAGAAACTCTCAGACGCCTTATACGTAATGCCTAAAAACATTACACGAAGGCTTATGACACCAGTTGCTCAAGCCATGCCTGATGAATATAAAAACGAGGACTCTGTTCTAGCTTATCGTAATTACGTTATTAACGAGAAACATTACGCTAAGTGGGAAAAGGGTAGAACTAAACCAAGTTGGTGGAGGTAATAAAATGTCATCAATACGAAAGAAACTAACTGTTAATGAAAACGACAGTAAAAATACTAGAATGGATCTTGCTTCTGCGGGAGTGTTAGGAAACTGGAGACCTGATGAACTTGCTCATATGAGTCGGTTCGATAAAATCTCCTCAATGTGTATAGCTGAAGCTAAACGATTAGGTCGACCACTTGATACGTTTGAAGTAGGTTGTGGTGAGTGTTGGGCTTTACGTAATTTATACAAAGCTTATGTTGTAAAGAAATCAGATATTATCAGCTCTTATTACGGTTACGATATTGATCCTGCTTGTGAATTAGAAAATCCTTTTTGGTCTAATGCAGGGGGTGAGTTATCTAAATCTACATGGTTTCAAAATTTCAATGGTGAAATACGTATACAAGACTTAACTGTTGATCCTGTATTTAAACTAGAAAATGAAAGTATAGATTTTTTCTGGACGACAGAAGTTATTGAACATATGGGTAGAGAGTTTATTTCTGCATGGTTAGATGATGCAGCTAGAGCTATAAGACCAAATGGTTTAGCTTTCGTATCCACACCTAACCACGACGGTTCTAACGACAAGCTTCCCGAGGATCACGTATACGAGTGGGGTTTTCAAGAACTAAAAGAAGAATTAGAAAGAAACTTCGAGATAGTAGACGTTACAGGAACGTTTATACAATTACCTAATTTAAAGAAAGCGATGAAAGAAGATTCTGAAACAGGATGGACGCCTGAGCAGTTTCAGAAACTACAAAACAGATACGGTAGACAGTTTTTACGAGTTGTTGCCGCTACGTTTTATCCTGAAGTCGCTAATAACTGTTCTTGGGTGTTACGTAAAAAGTAATGACCGAGTTTATTCCCGCAGAGTTGGATCGTTATTGCTATTGGCAAACTGAACGTGAGTCGATACGCATTAAAAAAGAATCTGCAGTTCTTTCCCCTCCCTGGACTGACGATCCAATTTTGCAGGAGTTCAAGTTCTGCCAAGTGTTTAGAGAAGATGATCGTACAACACGTTGGTTTAGAACACATATAAGAGAACCTATGCGGAACGAAGAAGACGTTCTTATGGCTACGATTATATTCCGTTGGTTTAATTTAATAGAAACAGGGAGAACTTTAATCGATCATGATTTATTACGTAAGTGGAATAGAAAGAAAGCTATTTGTGAAATAACTAAACAACCTAAGTGGATCACGGGTGCTTACATTATTAAAACACCAAACGGTATGGATAAAGTAACAGGAGTGGCTGAATGTGTTTCACATATTTGGAAAGCTAAAGAATCTATTCTATCTAGATTACATGAGAATTTAGTGAAGGATGAATCTTCTTTAGAAGCAACGTGGTTAATTCTTAGAGATTATCCATACATGGGTCCATTTATGGCATACGAGGTTGTTACTGATTTAAGACACACTTATCTATTAGAGAATGCTAAAGATATTTTAACATGGGCTAATGCAGGTCCAGGAGCTATGCGAGGACTTAATCGTCTTACAGGCAGACCATTAGATTATAGTCGTAAAAGCCATCCATGGTGTGAAGAAATGCAAGATCTATTTGAACAGGTAAAGAAAATATTAGCTCCTTCAATCATCTTTAGAAATGGTGCTAATTACGAAATGCGAGAGATCGAAGGTGGGCTGTGTGAGTTTGATAAATACTCTCGAATATATAAAAGCGAGGGAAGAACACGATCGGTGTATAAACATAATAATCTTCCAATGGTGGAAGACTTAATAGAAGGAGAAAGTAAGTATGGGCAGTATGAGTGATAGAGCAATAGAGTTGTTAGAAGAGTATGGTGATGTAATCGATATACATTACACACAGTTTTTAGAAGTTGCATTCTTTTTAAAAGTAGCCGCAGATGAGCGACTTGCAATATCTTTTATAAAAAGAAAAGTACCTATGTTAAACGATGAAGAAATTCGTTTTGTGATACATGAAATAGTTGGGGGCTATCAAGACGGGCTATGAAAGTAATTAAAGCAAGAAACGTAAACGATGCGTTAGAAAGAGGTATCGATTTATTTCAAGACCCTACGGAATACAGGATACAAGAAAGTCGTAATGGTTTAACTTATGAAGCTAATACACCTGTAACTACTGTGTATGAAAAGCCATGGGAAAGAGTTTGTTTAATAAAGCAAAGAGACGCTAATCCATTTTTTCATTTTATAGAAGGGCTATGGATGCTCGATGGTCGTAACGACTTAGAACCATTAACTTATTTTGTTAAGTCTATGGAAGACTTCTCAGACGACGGTGAAACTTTGTGGGGGGCTTATGGTTGGCGATGGAGAAGTTATTTTAAGAAAGATCAAATAGCTGCAATTATTGGGTTATTAAAAGATAATCCTAACGAAAGACGAGCAGTTTTACAGATGTGGGATCCAAAAGGAGATTTAGCAAGAACTTGTAATAAAGAAATAGAAAGGAAAGATGTACCTTGTAATACGAATATTTATTTCAAAATCAGAGACGGTAAATTATGTATGACTGTTTGTAATCGATCTAACGATATGCTTTGGGGAGCTTACGGTGCGAACGTAGTTCATATGTCTATGTTACAAGAGTTCGTAGCTCTTAATCTAAATTTACCGATGGGAGACTATATTCAAATTAGCGATAGTTTTCATATTTACCCCAACACACCTGTATGGGAAAAAGTTAAAGATATAGAATTAGATGTCTACATTTATAAACAGATAAAGAATCATTATGATCTTATCGATGAATATGAACCTGTACCTATTGTTAACGATCTTGATTCTTTTAATAGAGAAGTAAGATTCTTTTTCGATTACTTCGATTCTTTTAGGTACGATTCAATACAAATTATTGGTAGGACAGACGACATTAAATGGAAAAATAATATTTTCCCAGACGTAGCAATACCTATGGTAAAAGCATTTTACTACCACAAACAAAGAGATTATTTGAATTCGTATCGAGAAGTACAGTCTATTAAGGCTCTCGATTGGATGGAGGCGTGTTTTGAGTGGATCCGCAAACGAGACACCGCCTATACTTTAAACAATGCGGATATAGGAGAAAGCAAATGAGCAAATGGGAAAATATGAAAGAAGTTGCCCAAAACGATCTTGAAGCTCTTAAACGAGCAGAGACTTCGTACGGTGATTCTTGGAGACGTCGTGGGGGTGTTGGTGCCTTTATGATGTTAGCACGTAAGTTCGATCGTATAGAACACCAGTCTGAAAAGCACGGGTGGGATATCTTCGAAGCAGGTGAAGTCTATAAAGGCGAAGCAGGTTTACTCGATGATATTCGAGACTTACGTAGATATTTATTATTAGTTGAAGAATACATTTTAGCTAATACTAACCAAGTTAGCGTTGAAGCTGACGATGTTAATTATGCCGCAGAAGATGGCAAGGAGGATTACTAATGAGTAATACAGATAGTTGGTGGAAAAAGTTTGTTAAATTTTTTACACCTTTACCAAAAGAAGAATTGAAAACCGTTATTAAAGAAGATATTCTTGAAAAAGCGATTAAAGAAGCTGAAGTTTCTTTAAAGAAATTCGATAAAGTTGTAGCTAAAGAACCTAAAAGAGCACGTGGTACTAAAGGTCGTTATAAAGCAGATGATAAGTCTACTGCAGATATTAACGAAGCTTGGGTAGGTGGCAAAGCTCCTAAGAGGAAGACGAGTAAAAAACCTGCGGCAAAGAAAACTAAAGTCACGAGTATTAAAAAGAAAAAGTGATTTTACAAACCCCTATGTTCGCTCCAACGAGTGACTGGTCTATACCTGAAGTCTTTCCTCAGTTTTCTGAAACAGAGACGATAGCAGTAGATTTAGAAACTTACGATCCACATCTTATGACTTGTGGTCCAGGATGGGCAACAGGTCGTGGGTATATCGTGGGTGTTGGTATTGCGACAGAGGGTTGGAAAGGTTACTTTCCGATCCGTCATCAAGGCGGAGGTAATCTTGACGAAGATATTGTATTACGTTGGTTACGCAACACTCTAGCATCGGAAAAGCGAGACGTTATATTTCATAACGCCTTATACGACGTAGGGTGGCTCCGTAGAGAAGGCGTACACGTAGGCGGTAAAATATTAGATACGATCGTAGCGGCTCCCCTAGTAAACGAGAATAGGTATTCTTATTCTTTAGATAACCTCGGTGAGTTTTACTGTAACGAAAAGAAAGATGAATCGTTATTACAAAACGCTGCTTTATCGTTTGGGGTAAATCCTAAATCAGAAATGTATAAGTTACCGTCTAAGTTCGTTGGACCTTATGGTGAGCAAGATGCAGCACTAACTCTAAAACTTTGGCAAAAATTAAAGATCGAAATTCAAGAGCAAGGGTTAGAAAAGATACTCGACATGGAGTGTCGACTGATTCCTCTATTGTTAGAAATGCGATGGCGGGGTGTTAGAATCGATGAACAAAAAGCTGACGATGTTAGTAAAAAGTTATCGATCGAAGAACAAAAGCTACAGGTTGAGATTAAACGTAAATATGGTGCAGAAGTTAATTTATGGGCTAATGCATCGTTACAAGCTATCTTTGAAAAGAACAAGATATGGTTTCCTAGAACTGCAAAAGGTATGGCTAGTTTTCAAAAAGACTGGTTAGAAGGACACGAGCACGAGTTACCACAACTTATTGTTCGAGCAAGGAAACTTAATAAAGCTAGAACTACTTTTATCGATAAGATGATTAAAGATCACTGTTTCAATGGTCGTATACACGCTGAAGCCCACGCTATGCGTAACGATCGCGGAGGTACAGTTAGTGGTCGATTTAGTTATAGCAATCCTAATCTACAACAAGTTCCTGCGAGAGATCCAGAGATCGGTAATTTAATACGATCTTTGTTTATTCCAGAGGACGGTTGTCAGTGGGGTGTGTTTGATTATTCACAACAAGAACCTAGACTTACAGTTCATTACGCTAATCGTATGAACTTAGCAGGGGCTAAAGATGCGGTAATCGAATATACAGAAAAGAATGCGGACTTCCACCAGATCGTTGCAGATATGGCTAAAATACCGCGTAAACAAGCTAAGACCATTAACCTAGGACTTAGCTACGGAATGGGTAAGGAAAAACTTATTAAGGAACTAGGTATAGACGATACGGAAGCTGAGATTTTATTTCAGCAGTATCATAATAAAGTTCCTTTTATAAGAGGGTTACAAGATCAGTGTGCAAGGGTGGCTATGGAACGTGGTTATATTAGAACGTTTGCTGGTAGGCGTTGTCGTTTTAATCTATGGGAAGATAGATATGAACGTACTCTACCTCTACCCTACGAAGAAGCACAAGAAAAATACGGTGATAATTTAAAAAGATCATATACATATAAAGCTCTGAATCGATTGATTCAAGGATCAGCTGCTGACATGACAAAGTTAGCTATGCTTGGTCTGTGGGAGGAAGGAATAGTTCCTCACCTACAAGTCCACGATGAGGTTGACATCTCAGTAGAGAACACTGAACAAGCTAATAAGATTGCAGAAATAATGGAATCTTGTGTAGAACTTGCAGTACCCCTACTAGTGGATAAGGAACTCGGTAGTTCATGGGGCGAAACAAAGGAAATAAAATGAAAGGTATCTCACAAGAAAAAGCTAAAGAAAACTCGATTAGGTATAGAAGAATGTACGAACAATGGTCTACTGACTCTACTACTCTAGAACGAATGGGTAAAGAACACAATCTAACGAAACAACGTATGTGGCAAATTATTACACGTTGTAAACTCGGTGAAGGTGATTACTATTACGGTACTCAACTTGCTCGGAACAAATGGTCTGAATTTAAAAATATGTACGATGACCTCGATCAGACTAAACGTGCTTTCGATGACTGGTTAAAAGAAAGGGACATCAAACTTATTGCTAATAACCAAAAAGCCGCTCCACATACTGGTTGGGACTGGTCGGGCTAGGGCAGTGCTTTACTTTCTAAACTTTGCCTTTTATATTTAAGGTATATGTTTTTAGCAAGTAACACACAAATAGAACTACCGAACAACGGAGAATGCAAGGTATGTTCGAAACCTTTATACGGACAAAGACGGAAATTTTGTAGTTCTAAATGTAGTGTTAAGTTTCATGATAAAGATAGACATAAACGATTATATGTAGAAGCTCCTCGATCGTGTGTAAATTGTTCCGTTGAGTTTTTTAAGAGTCAGACTGGATTATTAAACTATTGTTCTAAAGATTGTCAAAAACAACATCAGTATTCTAAAAATAAAGACCCACATTCAACTTATGGATCAGGCAAACGTAAACAGATATTATCAAATAAATATCAAAATTGGTCTTGTTGTGCTTATGACGAAGCGGTTATAGATAACGATATTTTAGACCATATAGAATATTTAGCGACCGATGAACCTTACGTACAAGAAGATATGCGATGGCTCGAACGTGTGTTACATGAAGAACATACAACACCTAGATACTCAGACGGTACTGTATACAAACCTGATCCTTTATTTTTTAAATTGAAAAAATGGAGGAATTATTGGTGGCGAGAACCTAATATATCTAAACATCGAAAACGAGCAAAATACAGAAACGCTAAATGGTCGGTATTAACAAAACGCTCGATTATGAAACGTTACCGTAAAATGAAATATGGCGAAAGAAAAAAATTTATGGCTCTTGTTAAGGTCAAATCTACCTGAAATACATTTACAACGAATTGAAACAGGTATGACAGGAGCAGGTGTTCCTGACGTTAACGGTTGTGCTAAAGGCAAAGAGTTCTGGATCGAGTTAAAAGAAATACATTCGGGCAATGCTCTTACTCTACGACCTATGCAAATATCGTGGTTAGCTAAACGTGCATCGTTTGGTGGTCAAGTCTTTGTTATGGCTCGTAAAAACGATGAGATTAAGCTCTACCATATCGACAGTCTGACAGGGATTCAAGAACTGGTTAAGACTGGATATAAATCTAAGGCTCTAGTGACTCTCACGATTCCTTACGATTGGGAGGCTCTTACTAGTGCTTTACTTTCCTAACGTTCTTATATACTATTTAAAAGGTAGCTAAACGGCTACGTGATTAACCAGTGCAGCCATGCACATTAGAAAGGAGAAAATTATGGCACACCAAGTAGAAACGATGGCTTGGACGGGGGATGTACCTTGGCACGGATTAGGTGTTGAGGTGGATTCAAATCTGAAACCATCTGAAATGCAGAAAGCGGCTCAGTTAGACTGGACAGTTAGCAAACGTCCTAGTTATACTATAGACGCTCCTGAATGGAGTGACGATGTTGGTCTTATCCAAGCGGAAAATACCTTCCACGTTGTTCGAGATAGCGATAACCGAATACTATCGCATTGTGGTAGAGACTATGTCCCTATACAAAATGAAGACGTATTCAAATTCTTTAAACGCTTTACGGATGCTGGTCATATGACCATGGAAACCGCAGGTAGTTTAAAAGATGGTGGAGAAATTTGGGGTTTAGCTAAAATCTCAGAAGACTTCGAACTAGCGGGTGACGACCTTATTAAAGGTTATTTGCTTATTAACCAACCTCACATAGTTGGTCGAGCAATGACTATTAAGTTGACACCTATTAGAGTTGTTTGCAACAACACTTTAACGATGGCTTTACAACACGGTGGGACAGCGTCTTTCCGTATGCCACACGTTAAAGCATTCGATGACGATGTTATACAGATTGCAGAAGAAGCTTTAGGGCTATCTGCTGAGCGTATGACAGAGTTTAGAGAAGCTGCAACCTTACTCTCTAAGAAGAAAGCTAAACATTCTCAGTTCCTTGAGTTTGTAGGTGATATTTATCAACCTGATATGATTGCAGCTTATAGACACGACCAGCAGCTCAAAGCTGAAGGTAAGTTGATAGGTATGCAAGAACCTCTTGTTGATCAATTTAACAAGTTCCCACTTCTAGCTGTTGATGCGTTAGAACAGTCTCCAGGTGCAAACCTGAAGTCTGCCAAAGGTACGTGGTGGGGAGCATTAAATGCTGTCACCTACGTTGAAGACCATTTACGTGAGTCTGTAACCGAAGGCAACGCTCTACATAGCTCATGGTTCGGAGCAGCGGCTAATCGTAAAGCCAAAGCCCTAGACTTAGCTGTGAAGTACGCGGAGGCTGTGTAATGCCGAAAGACCCTAAATCATATTTAGTTGATGGTGAGGTTTTAGGCATGGTATGGGCGGCACTTTATGACGGAGCCAACGATGAGTTGGCTTCCGTTATACGTGACACCATGATTGCTCAAGGCTGTCAGGAACTACATGGGATCACTGATCCTGGATTAATTTTAATGTTTTGGAAAAACTACCTAGAAGAAAAAGGTCTAGTTGAGTTTTCCGACCCACCTAAGGAGGTGCACTAATGCAAGACCCTATAATAGAATCAGGTATACCTTTACCTGAGGATCAACGTTCGCAGACAAGCTATCCGTTTGCTAAGATGAATGTAGGAGATTCGATCTTCTTTCAACTTAGCCCAAGCGATAACTCTCAGCGAATGAAAAACCGTTTAGCCCAAGCCAGTCGAGGCTTTGGCAAAAAACAAGAACCCGAATGGAAGTTCGTCATTAGATATCGTTTAGAAGACGAAATCTCAGGCGTCCGCGTTTGGCGTAGCTTGTAAACAGTCTGCCTATGAGGTGCTCGTTATAGTGCTTTACTTTCGTGTATTTCGTAGGCATACTATTAATAGTTGTTCTAACGCAGGTTAGAATTTGTTAACCATAAGAAAGGAGAAAGATATGCATACAGCAACATCTACATCTACCTCTGCGAAGAGAGTTCCTGCGAAAGCAGTAACTAAACCTTTGAGCAAAGCTAAAGTGACAGCAGTCCCTAAGCCTAGTTCAACAGGCAAAGGAGCTTCTAGAACTTTATATAAGTTCATAGGCAAAGTTCCTGAGTCTAAAGGTTTTACTCCACAGATGAGAGCCTTAATCTTGACCGTTAGTGAAGCTAAAAAAGATGAACTTAATTCATCTGGTTTTACAGCACAGGATTTAGTATCTCTCGCAGTGAAGAAAGGCAATCTGACTACAGGTCAAGATCCGCTTAGAATCTTTAGATTTTATGCGAAAAGACTTGTTGTCGAAGGCTACTTCGCAAAGGTATAATCATGTAAGTGCACAGCGGTGATCGTTGTGCACTTATTTTTTAGGGGAAAACGATGGAAATAGAAATAACTAAACAAAGCGGATTGACATGTAAAACCAATGTAGCAGTTTTAGCACGACACGTAATACATGCAATGTTAAAAGATCCGTTTATTGAAATTAAAAACCAAGACGCTGAGCTTTTTGAAAAAGCAGTTCATAACGTTATGTACGAAGCTATTGATAATCTTATAGGAGAAAAAGATGGGACAAGTTAAATATACAACGGTTGAGATATTAGAAAAACTATCTCAACAAGCAGAAGAGTTTGGCAAAAATAGATACCCTGATGTAAGCATGGTTAAAAATGCTTTAATAGAATTAGGCTACGATTTAGAACTCGTCAAACTTCCAATAACATTTACAATGGATCATAACGATGTCGAAGTTAGAGCTAGATTTGTAATTCCTGGACCCGATCCAGAACAAAACGAAGCTTTCTATTTAGATATGGAATACGAAGATTACAACAACCTACCTTGTGTAGAATTACCTGATAATATAGAAGCCGACGAATTATGATCTATCGATTATTAACCATGTTTATCATTACAGGCTGTGCGTCATACGTTCCGCAAACTAAAGAGTGGAACAATCGATATGACCCTGCGGCTTGGCGTAAACAGTTTGAAGAATGTAAAGGATTGTTTTATACAAATTATCCTGAAGAAGTCAAAAGAGATGAATGGTCAAAATGTATGGAGAAAAACTATGAACTTAAAGAAAGCTAAATTATTACGCAAAGTGTTAGCAACAGGTGGAGCTGATTGGCAAGACGTTAAACACGTACAAACTAACGATAGGTTTGGCAATCTATCTCCTACGATCTTTTTAGATCCAAAGTGCGGTCGTGCAATATATCAAAGAACAAAAGCAATGGCAAGAATCAGAGGTTCTTAATAGTGCTTTACTTTGCTAACTTTCGTACTTTATACTATAAGTATGTTTACTAGAACAAGTTTGATAAGCCCAGAGAGACTCATAATTACTCCAATAATTAAGTACACCGAGCGGGATTTTTTAGTTAGACCGCTCACCTCTCTGGCACAAAACGTGGTGCCTTAATACAAGGATGAGGCTTAAAGGAACAATCCTAATACAACGCCACACTTTTTACAGTTTATTAATAAGAAAGGAGAAATAAATGGATAAGAATGAAATAATGCAAATGATCGATACGCTTACACAAAGCCTCGATTTATTAGTACAAACGCAACGTAAAACACAAGAGTTTATGAATAGTCAACTCGATGTGAATAAAATGTTAATTCAACGCCTTAAAAAGCTAGAAGTTGAAGCCAACGTGGTCAAAACAGAAGAACCTGTTGTGATTAACGATATCTTTGATACGATGATTAATCGTTTCAAAAAAGAAAACGAAGATGCCACGAAAAGCTAAACCCAAATTTGATTTAAATCCTATAGAACGAGCTGTTGCGACGATCGCTATAGCTTTAGAACCTTATATTGCTGATCAAACGTCTGAAGAATATTTAGCACGTATGGATCGTAATAGAGTCGAACGGGGTATAGCATTATTATTTGATACATTAGAAGCTGATGACGTTATCGATTATGACAAAATAACCGATGCTATGTTAGAAGGTTTCGATTATAAGGAGGACTTATGACACAACATAAGGCAGTCGTTGAGCAACAACGCGAAAAACTTGCACAAGAAGAAGATAATAACAAACTAATTTCATATTATTTTCAAAAAAGTGAAACAACACATTACCGTGAACTTAAATACAAAAGCGGTCGAGTTGTTACAACAGATTTGAGTGGTAAAGATGAGTAATTTCAATATGATGGGTGCGGTAGGTTATAGAATCTCACATACGGACGAATCACAAGATTATCCGATTGCTACCATTAAAATAGCATTTAAGATGCCTGAAGGCGAAAACGGTCGAATCGAAATGTTTCACGTTCATGAAGCTTTACGCAGGATGATCGATAAAAAACAAATATCTTTTGATTTAACTTTACCTCCACAACCACCGCAGGAGCCTTCAATATGAAAGTAATTGATGATATAGCTGATTGGGCGGAAGTCCGTGGATTAATTTACGGACAAGATATACAACCTGAAAAACAGATGTTAAAACTTGTAGAAGAAGTCGGTGAAACAGCTAAAGCACTCGCCTACGGTGACCAAGCAGGGTTAATAGACGGGATAGGAGATTGTGCGGTTTGTTTGATCGTTTTAGCTGAACAAAAAGGTTTAACGCTCGAGGAGTGCATGCAAGCGGCTTACAAAGAGATATCTGGTCGTACAGGTCGATTAGAAGACGGATTGTGGAAAAAAGACGAGGGTTAATCCTGCCTTCTACTACTGCTTTACTTCGCGGTACTCTTAGGCATACTTGTATTAGTTATTAAATGGTTTAATAACATTAACTAGAAAGGAGAAAGATATGGATATTGAAAAAATCCAACAACAGGTGGCTGACCTTAAAAACAATGTCAGTTTATTAGAACATGCTACAGTCAGCGAATTTAATTCAGACTTACTGACTTCATTACATCGTATTACCGATGTTTTAGATGATTTACAGCCTCGAGTAATCGATCCTGCTGATTTATCGAAAGAAGCCGAGCAAAAAGTGCTTAATACATTAAGTGAACTTACTGCTCGTATTGATGCAGTAGAGGGTGCTATGTGGACTGAAGAACGTGTTGAAGAAATTGTCTCAACGGAAATTAGAAATACAGATTTCCGAGCTGACGTGGATGTGTACGCACAATGATACACGGACTACTTATCGACCCGTTCGAGCAAACTGTTACAGAGGTAGAGTTGTCAGAAGACTCTACCTTTGCCGACGCTAAAAAACATATGCAACTTGATGGACCCCTCGACGTTGTTACATTAAGTGACGATACGATGGTCATAGTTGACGATGAAGGTTTATTAAAAAACAATAATCGATATTTCAAACTATCAGAGTTCCATCAGCCATTAGCAGGTCGTGCCATTATTGTTGGTTATGATGATGAGGGTGAGACTATTAGTGGTAGTTATAATGCTGATACGATCGAGTGGATGCCTGAGGATCATATAGAAGAACCTTTTATGCAGTTTATACCAATGTCTGATGATAAGGAGGTGCACTGATGAAAATAACATACTTACCTCACATAAAAGAGGAACAGGTGCAGTGTTGGTTAGAAACTAATGATTATGAATTTAATGAGGTTATTGCAATGATCGCTAACAGCGAAATGACTTTTAAAGAGTTACGCCAAGAAATACTTGATAACCCCGAGTGGGATCCAACGGAGGACTAGTTATGGGATTAGATTGTTATATTGTTCACGGTAATTGTGAGACAGATTTTACATCAGAAGATGACCCACGTATAAAAGACGTGAATCTATGTGGTGGGATAATGAGCGGCAACGGTGCTGACGGATCGTTTCGAGGTAAATGGTACGAGCCTTTAATGGATGACTTGATGGAGGAACAGTTTATATGGCACATAGAAGAAAGTATTCATGTTCAAGCTTGTGAGTTAAAAGAACAAGCTCAAGCTCTAGCTGATCTATTACACGCGGTCGAATCGGACGCTAAACATCTGGAACAAACCTTAGAACCAGAAACTATTGTTTATAAAACAGATCGAATGGAAGCCGAGTATACCTACCAAGAAGTTCAAGACTTAGAATTGTTATTACGCTGTGCGAGTGAACGTGGTGCGAGAATGGTGTGCTGGTGGTAATGCAAGGCTGCTTTTATTCGCTATGCTCGGCTTTATACTATATATAGGTAAAAAATAACTAAGGAGATTTACTATGAGTGATAAAACTAAAACCCTTTCGATTCACGAATCGAATTTATTCTGGACTCCAGAGAGTTCAGAGCAGTTAACTGCACGTATAGATTTGTATAGACCTGAAGAGGCTGTACTGATGCATATGGCGTGTGCATTCCAGCAGAACTTGATTGTCAGCACCGTATTGAAGTACGGTATTGAGAACACCGAGTTTGTTGCAGCAGGTCCATTGTTCAGGAGGAAAGAAGCATGAGTGAACCAACTTTATTATGTACTAATTGTAAAAGTACAGTATTCGGAGATAATCACTCTATCGAATATCCTTATTGTCCAGCTTGTCCCGATAAAGATAAGTTGCAAGAATTATTAATGATGATCACTGATGAATTATGGGATTTTATTCCAGAAGATCACAGACCGATCGTTGACCGTAATTTAAAACAGTTAGGATTATGACTGATTGCACTATATGTAATGAGCCTATTAGCCAAGGACGTAGAAGCCTTGGCTATATGACTTGTTTAGGTTGTGGTGAAGCCGCAGCCAACGAGTTAGCTGAACAGCGTAAAAAACAGATTGCTCCAGTTTATAACAAAGGAGCTTATCAATATATAACTGAAAACGATTTAGAGACTATTGGGAGGTAGTTATGCTTATTTATACGATAGAAATACAAGACGGTGAACAACGCTATAGTGAATGGGATTATGTTGATGTAGATATACAAGATTACAACGATGGGGGTATAACCGATCGTGACTTACTTTCTGAGTTCTTTGGAACCGAATTAGAAGAGACCGATCGTGTGGCTTATCGAAAAGAACACACCGAGGAGTATTGGGTTGGTGAGGTGACAGCATACATTGGAAAGGTTAACTCTATCGAAGGAGATCATTTAGAACTAATAAGGAGGTATGTATGAGAGACCCAGACAATATGTTATTGTTCTTTATGTTCGGCTTGGTGGCGTTATTGATAGCGTCGTACGTTGCTTTATTTCTACTAATTCCTAGCTATACTATATATAGCTAAAAAATAACTTTTAGCGAACGGGATAGCAAACCAGAACTGCTAGGTTAATTAACAACAGGGAGTCTACCTACAGAAAAAGACTCCCGCTAACTAAGAAAGGAGAAAGATATGAAAATATTTACTAAAGAGCAGATTGCCGCTCAGAACCAAGGCATCAGGGACGCGAAAGCAGGGCTACCTTGTGACGCATCGCAAAAACGTGAGGGAGCGACTTACTTCGGAAAGTTCGTCAACGATTACTACAATGGTTACAAACTAGCCATTGCAGAGATGAAGTTAGAAGCTAGGAACGAAGATTATCAATCTACGATACTAGAAGATTCGACTGATGAAACAGAGGATCTGTCATACGATGGATTTCCTAATTACGAATCAGCGTGGGCATAATCTACTCTATCTAATAAGCTTGACTCCCTCGAGCTTTGCCCTCGCTTATGCGGGGGTTTTTTATGTTCGGTTGTTAACAGTCGGGCGAATCGAAGGCTCTAATACTGCTTTTAGTCGTGTGCTTTTTCTAAGTTATAATATACCTATACGCTAAAAAGGTTTTAGCGATTTTAACTACAAAGAAAGGAGAAAGAATATGAAAGAACTATACGAGAAAATACAAATAGAACTTGATAAACATCGAGTTGATGAGTGGCATTCAGTTATACCATTATCGGAAGATGGAGCGTCTTTAGTTGACGATATGACCGAGGTGAGTTATCCAGGAGGACACCAACAAAACGGTTTATTCTTACACGAGAATGAACAGTCTACGATTAATCCGAAAGATGCATATACTACAGTTGCTTACGGAATGATGTTAGAAGATAACGATTATATTTATAATATATTTACGGTCAGCGGAGGATGTGAACATCATGAAGGTCATTTAGCTCAGATTACGAGACATGACAAAGAAAGAGAGAGCCAATGGGAATATGAAGATAAGATAGTCTAATCTTTGCCCTCGGTCAACGGTGCGTTGGTCGGGGGCTGCTTTAGTTCGCCTTTACTGGCGGTTATAATTTACTTAGTTAAAAAACTATACTTTCGAAAGAAAGAGGAGAATTAGAATGAGTATATTAATAAGTGATAATTGGGGCGATAAGCCTACAACAGAAAACTTTAAGAAGCATGGAATAGTTCCACTTAAAACTGTAGACGCAGGTATGTACGCACGAAACAAACATACTTACACATACAACGGACAGTTGTATTGTGGGAAAGGCTACGCATGGAGGGAAACTTATAGTCCTGATCGAGACCATGTAATGATGGACGATGTTACAGGAATGAGTTTAGAAGAACTAAAAGCGATACACCCCGTGTATGAAATGTCCAAGGAAAACAAAGAGTTCGAGGCACAACACATGGTGAGTGGCACGGCTTCTTAAACAACCACCCACCACAACCAATAGACCCCGATTTACTCGGGGTTTTTTACGCCCGTCATATTCTATTAAATCTATGTGTATTGTTATCTGGTAAATTAAAAAAGTTTTTGAAAAAACATTCGCAAAAGTACTAATATCGCTAATATACTAATAGAATCAATCTACAAGTCTCTTGGTTACTCTATTCTTTGATTCTTCAAAACTAATAGAATTCTATTAGTCTATTAGAAACTATGGTAAGATTACCTAGAGGGCATGAGAAAACTATTTATTTGATAATAAAACTAATATGATTCTAATAACCTTATGCAACACTCGGAGGTAGAATGAAACAACTTAGTTACACATCGTTAACACCAACAGAAGACGGTAATTCATTTGTAGACGATAACGGTAAGATTTGGCAGCACCTCAACTCTAAACAAAAGAAGTTTTGTAAAGAGTACTTCAAAGGACAAACAGCCACGGATGCCGCGGTAAAAGCAGGGTATACAAAGGACAGGAAGGGTGCGAAGACACAAGGGAGCGTATTACTAAACCATAACCCAGTTGTACGAAACTACTTGATAGACTTGGAAATAGCAGCCTCGGAGAGAGATGCAGTTTCCCTGGAGACACACCTCTCTACTCTACATGACCTCAGGGAGGAGGCGAAGGACCAAGGTCAAATATCCGCTGCCATCACAGCCGAGGTCCATCGAGGGAAGGCGGGTGGACTCTACATCGATCGACGCGAGATACTAACCGCGAAAATCGATCTGATGTCTAAGGACGATATACTCGATCGACTCGAGAACCTTATTAAGAAAAGAACTTTGGATGCAAAGGTTGTTGAAGGAGAACTAGCCACGGACTAAGACTCGTGCGAATCGTTCCTGGTGGCACAATCTTGGACTCTTTATACTGCTTTACTTCCACGACAATCGGTTATATAATTGTTGTATCTTAAATAGGGTTATTTAAGAATTAACTAGAAAGGAGAATTATATGATAGATAAGAACTATAAAGCAGGAGCCCAGAAAGGGTCAATTAACTACAATGCAGTGATCACTTTGATTGCTACACCGAAAGGAAAGTTCCCACCACAAGCAGGGAAAATCATCGAGGCACTACTTGCCGCGAAAGATAACACCTTGACCGTCGGTGAGATGATCGGGACGGATGGTTCGACCGAGAGTGCATTGGTCAAAGCTGGATTGGTAACAGTCCAAGAGCCGAATCATATCTGGGCTCATTACAGAGCTAGAATGATCGAGGAGAAGCTGATTACTGTCAGCTAACCACGGTTAACGAACGAGGGGACTTCGGTCCCCTTTTTTGTGTCCGCTCTACTCTACACTCTACTCTATCACTCTATCCGTCGCTCTACTCTATCCCTCACACTCTATCCCATTCCCTTCCCCTCTACTCTATACATAATAAATAGATTCGTGCGAATCGCTTAGGAAGAAAAAAAGATTCGTGCGATTCTTATAGTTATTTAATCCCTAAAATCCCTAAAATCTTAATTAATAAATAAAATAAATAAATAGGTTTATTTATATACAAGTAAAGTAGTTTAGTTATATAATAGGTTATTGATTAGGTAATAGGCTACTAATTAATATCTAACTAACTAAGCCTAAGAGGTTATTCATTATGAATAAACAACAAAAAGAAATGGCTACCGCTAAAGCTAACATAGCTGAGCGTAAAGCTGAGATAAGTGCTAACCCTTTTACCCCTACAGGTAAAGGCGGTCAAGGTGGTGTTCCTTTAACCATGACATTATCATTAACTGATAACGCCATGGCTGACTTTATAGTAGCCCCTAGACAAGTACAGCTAGTCTTAGGTTATATACATACCCTTGGCGGTACTGCTACAGTACAGCAGATTAATGAAGTATCTGTTAAGGCTAAAGGCGATATGACATGGTGTAGACCTAACGGTGAATTGTACGAACAAACACCGCAAAAGATTATGTGTACATACATTAAGAAGATGAAAGGTCTTGATGCATGGAACAAGTCTAACGGCATCAAGCCACTAGTTAGCTAACAACTAACTACCTATCCTAGGGCGGTACTCACCGCCCTTTTTTGTGCCTACAATAAAGCCTACCCCACACACAACACACACACCACCACCACACACCTAGCCTAACCTTAACCCTAGCCCATAGGTATACGACCTACCTTACCTGCCCTTAGAACGCCCTACAGCAACCCCTATACCCCCCTTTTAAAGTTAGCCGCGGGTCCCACCCGCCCGCCCTTGGTGTTGCATCCTTGATTGCAAGTACTTTACAAATAAAAATATTTTGCGAAAAAATTTTTTACGATTATACTTTTGGGATGGGTTATAAAATTAGCTTTGTTCTAGGACTCCTATTGGCGGCATCTTTGGCGGGTTCGTGGTTCTTATTAGACCAAATATCCACGCTCAAAGGCAATCAGCTAATCCTGGAAAGTAAGATATCCGAGCAAAACGAATCAATTAAACAATACTTAGCTAAACAAGAACAACTGTCCGCGAGTCTTGGTACGTTAGAAGCCGAAAAACAAAACGCACTCCGTGAAGTAACTAAACTCAGAAACACATTTGCTAAGCACGATCTTGATAACCTTGCACTAAACAAACCTAAACTTGTTGAGAAGATGGTTAACCGTGGTACTAAACGAGTAATAGATAATCTTGTAGAGTTGACCACGGTCAGTGAGGAGGAGCCAAGTGGATGATGAAGAACTTATTGAAAAAATTTAGTATTATTGCGTTGTTCGCGGTCAGTGGTTGTTCGCTCTTTCCTACTGTAAAACCTGTAGACGTAAATACGATAGCGTTACCTGCTCCTATGTACCACCCACCGTTACCTATGGAAATCCAAGCGACCGAGGTAACATTTGAAGTGTTAACTCCCGAGATCATGGAAGAATACCTACAACTTGTTAAAGACGGTAAAGCTCCTGCGGTTGCTTACTATGCGTTGACTACACAACAATACGAAAACCTTTCGATGAATATGGCAGAGATCACCCGTTACACAAAGAACGTTTTAGCGATTGTAGAGTATTATAGGGAATACGATGAGTAAAGGTTCTAAACGACGTAAAGGCGATGACGCCAAAAAGTACGCAGAGAACTGGGAAAAGATATTCGGAAAGAAAGATGCCAAAAACAGTACCAAAGTTCAACAAACCGCTAATATTCGGGTATTACATTCACGCTAGACCTGAACTAGGCGAGATCAAATGGCAATGGTCAGATCAACGTAAACAGTTTTGGGAAGATTGGATTCCTAAAGATAAAGATCTAATTATTCATACTAAACTATCCGCGGACCACGAACAGTTGTTCAGGGATGCCTTTTGGCAAGACATGGAAGATGAAATACGGAATACGAAAGATAGCCTTAACGCACGTGCTCGTGAAAGACGAGCTAAGAAAAAAGCTAACGCGAACCAAGGATCCCACCCCGCCGCTTAACTGCTTTACTTTAATTCGTTTTACATTTAGTTATTAGTTAGCTTATACTTCGATGATGGCGACACCTGAATCTATTGCAGCACCTATAGAAAACCGTTTCGGTGATTACAATCCTTTAATGGATTTATTAAATCAATTAAATCCTTCATTACAAAACGATCCTGTTTTTCAAAAAGTTTCGGGTGCGGCAGGTTTTATGAAAGATTTAATAGAAGACCCGTTTAACTATTTAGGTGGTGGTGCAGGAGCAGGAGCAAAACTTGCGATTCCTCCACTTATTGCTAAATACAACGATGAAATTAGAAAACTTAAATTTAATTACGGTAGAGAAATGCGTAATGCAGACGGTGGCGACGGACAGTTTGCTATCGA